ACTTATCAAAGGTGATACTATTAGATTCTTAGATTTAAGAAAAACATTTGATTCAAACGCACTAACTGTTGCACGAAACGGTAATCCGATTCAAGGCGACGCGGCAGACCTAACGGTAAATACAGAGGGTGCTGCATTTGATCTTATATGGCACGGTACAACTTACGGATGGAGAATCTTCTCAGTCTAATGAGAGTATAGGAACACAATGGCAACTTACGATAGTTATAAACAAGTTAGAAGCGATCAAATTATTGACGGAACAGTAGGTGAAACGAAACTAGGTTCAGATGTACGTCATCGACTTTGTACAAAATGGGTAACAGGTGACCATGATCGTTGCTCACCAGGTTGCTGTTGTGCATGGACTGCACCAGGATGTACTCGTAAAGTATATTGGGAAGCATGGGGTGCCGGCGGCAATGGTTCTGGCGCATGTAGCTGTAACAGATGTCATCACTTTAAAGGTGCTGGCGGCGGGTCATACAACGCTAAAATGATTGATACTAATCCGGGGTGCGTATATACAGTATGTGCAGCCGGTGTGTATCGTTGTTTATCTCGTGAATGTAATGGATTAGCCAATGGGTGTACAAGTTATGTAAATGGATACAATTTAAGTAACTTTTGTGCAATTGGCGGTGACCAGGCCTATGCAAATACAGACTGGACACAATATTGCTATAGCTGTTTTCAATGTTGTTTATCCCCTGGCGGCAACGGCGGTGATTTCCAAATGATAAGTCATACGGGTGCATTTGGCGGCATCTTTAACTGTCACTGTCACCACCAGTATACTAGACCTACTCCTGCTCCTTTCTTAGGAGGCGGTGTATCAATGGCAGCACAAGTGTGTTGGATACGATGCGGATGTTGGATTGCTCCTCCAGGCCATGGCGGCCAGAGTGCAATTAGTACATATTGTGGATCTAGTTGTTGTGGTCAAGGCGGCACAGGCGGCCCTGGTGTAGTTAAGATAACGTTTACCTAAGGATTAATAAATGGCAACTTATTCAAGTTATAAAAAAGTAGACGGCGCACAACTTATAGATGGTACATTAACTGATAATGACCTAGCAACTAGTACATTAAATACATTTGGAGTTAAGTGGTTTTATGGAGACCCTGGAGCATGTACTCCTGGCTGCTGTTGTTTATGGACTGTTCCTACTGGAGTATGCCGTATGACTCTTGATATTTGGGGTGCAGGCGGAAACGGTTCTGGAGTATGTGTTAACCAAAGATGTCATCACTTCCAGGCATCGGGCGGAGGTACATATAATACAAAATCTATCAACACCAGAGGTGGATGTACATATACAGTATGTGCAGCCGGTGTATACAGATGTTATTCAAGAGAATGTACTGCGTGTAATGGGTGTACAAGTTACGTAAACGGATACAATTTAAGCGGATTTTGTGCTTGTGGCGGTGATACTGCTAGAGCTAACACTGACTGGACTACTGCGTGTTTTAGCCAACCTAACTACTGTAGAGCACCAGGAAACAACAACGGTGAAATGGCAATTGAGTCTAGTCGTCCTGGCTGGTCAACTGCTTCAGGATACTGTCATTGTCACCCACAAGAAATACACAGCGGATCAGCACCGTTTATAGGCACATTACAGTTCCAAGGCCTTAGAGAATGTTGGATCAAGTGCGGATGTTGGACAGTTCCATACGGAGCAGGAGGTCAGAGTGCAATGAATACTTATTGCGGCAACGGATGTTGCGGGCAAGGCGGAACTGGTGGCAGTGGCCTTGTTCGTATAACATACTTATAAGGGTTAACAAATGGCAAGTTATTCAAGTTACAAAAAAGTTACAGGCACACAAGTAATTGACGGATCAGTTACACAAAGTCATATAGCTAACAATGTAAGACAAACGCTATGCAGTAAGTGGTTTTATGGAGACCCTGGAGCATGTACGCCAGGATGCTGCTGCTTATGGACAGTACCATCAGGTGTTACTAATGCAAATTGGGAATTGTGGGGCGCTGGCGGCAATGGCAACGGCGCATGTAGCTGTAGCAGATGTCATCATACAAAACCTTCAGGAGGCGGAGCATATACTAGTAGAAGCGTAAAAACTAATTCAGGGTGTACATATAGTGTATGTGCAGCTGGTGTATACAGATGCTATTCAAGAGAGTGTTATGCATGTAACGGTTGTACAAGTTACGTAAATGGATATAATTTAAGTAATCTATGTGCATGCGGCGGCGGCTGCGGCGAAGCAAACGGGTCATGGACTGATGCTTGTTTCTCTACAATGCCATACTGTGTGCGCCCAGGGTGCGTAGGTACTAGTGCAAGTCAAGACTTTGCATCATATGCACATACTGGTAACTTCCAAGGACAGTCGGGTTACTTTTATCCAGGTAGTGCATGTCACTGTTGGAAACACATTGGTCACTCAACTGGGGCATTTGGAATTAGTACAGGATTTAACGAACAAAACTCTAACTACTGTTGGATACGATGTGGTTGCTGGACTGTTCCATATGGCCACGGCGGACAAAGTGCAACATCTAACTATTGCGGATCTAGTTGTTGTGGTCAAGGCGGCACCGGTGGTGGCGGCTTAGTTAAAGTAACATACTTTTAATAAATATGAACATAGGAGAAATATAATGGCAATGATTTCAGTAGATTATGAATATAGTCTTCCAAACGAGTATTGCGTAGATCACGAGTTTACAAAAGGTCTAAAACGTACTGCTACGTACGATGGTCCTGATAAACTCTTTTTGATCATTAATAACGAGACAGGAAGAGAAGAAGTTGGTCCGATCACTGAGCTTGAAAAAGCTGACGGTCGACCATTACCAATGGGATGCAGATATGTAGAAATAGACTGCATTACAGATTCATTAGTTTGTCAACTTAGAGGACCGATTATCGACGAAGCTGAAGAAGATCACACTGGTTCAACTATGCCTCCAGGCGTAATAGAAATAGAAGGATATGCAAAATTTGAATATCAAACTCCTCTATTACCAAGAAACATATGGGATGCAACAAGTTTACATTGTGACGAAAATGATAATATAACCTTCCGCGTTAAAACCCCAACTGAAGCAATTATGGGCGTAGAAGGTAGATTACCTACATATGATGATGTTAGATCTAAACGTGCGCAGCTAATGAAAAACAGTGATAGTGAATTAGTTGAAGATATGCCGGATGATATGAAAGCATTATGGAAAGATTATCGTCAACGTTTACGTGACTGGCCAAATGTTATGGAAGAAGCAGGAATACCTGCAGAATTTGCATATAACATGGAACCAATTGACCCAGCTATGCTAAAAGATCCAATTGACGGATCTTATTATCAGATATAATTTTTAAATTATATTAATTTAAAGCAAAGCACTACTTCGGTAGTGCTTTTCGCTTTTGCAGTAACCCTAACTGTATCGCTATAAATATCTTGCAATTACATTAATAATATGCTATTATAATAGCATATGACAGGAGTTTACTTTGACAAGATCTACAGCATTTTATATTAACGGTGGCGCAGGGCGTGTGCTAACAAGCATTCCAGCTTTTGAACTTTTTGAAAAAGAAAACCCTGACGATGACTTTATTATTGTGTGTGAGGGTGGTACTGACTTTTACAAAGGTCATCCTACTTTGCATAACAGATGTTATGATCATTGGCATAAAGGATTGTTTGAAGAACACCTCAAAGACCGTAATTGTGTAACACCTGAGCCGTACAGAGTTTGGGAATATTACAATCAAAAGTGTAGTCTTGCTCAAGCATTTGATATTGCTATTAATAATAAAGGTGTTAGAGAAGTACCGTCACCTAAACTAGTGCTCAACAAACAAGAAGTAGTCGGTGGCGCAAATATTGTAGAAGAAGTTCGAAAAGTTACAGGACACGAAAAAGTATTAGTAGTACAACCGTTTGGTAGGACTACAGAAGTAGTTGGAGATTTTATTATTGATCCTACTAGTCGCAGCTTCCAGCTTAACAATATTGTAGAAATTATTAATATTCTTAAAAAGGAATATGGCATCATTATAATGAGCGAAATTCCTTTACCGCTAGAAGAAACAAACAATGAAAAGTATCCAGTTGCACAGCCTCAGATTCCTGACATTAGAGCATGGGCAGGAGTTATTCAATGTGCAGATCACTTCTTAGGCTGCGACAGTTTGGGACAACATATTGCAAAAGCATTAGACAAAACTGCAACAATTGTTACAGGATCAACGTATCCTATTAACATTAGCTACATCAATGATCCTAACTTTGACATTATTGATGTGGGCGACGGTAAAAGAGTTTATTCTCCTATTAGAATGACATTAGAAGAAGAACAAGATCGTCACAATGATGAAGTTATGGAAATGACTAAACAACAAATAGAAACAGTGTGCAATAGTGTAAGGAAAGTTTTAGGTAAAACTGTTAAAAAACAAACCTTTGCATCAGCGCAACAAAGCAAATTACTGCCTGGCGCTACTACACTTACTAAACCTTTCGGAGAGAAAAAATAATGGCTTTATGGATTGCTGGAGTTACTAGGGGACATAACGGCGGCGTTTGTTTACTTAAAGACGGAGAAATAGTTTTTTCAATTGAAGAAGAACGACTTAGTAGACACAAATACGACGGCGGCCCGTATGCGTCTATGATAAAAATTTTAGAATATACTGATAAGTTAGATTATTTGGTTATCGCACATACACAACCGTTGCGAGAAACCGCAGGACAAGTTGACTTTACAGGTGACGATGTTTATACCGGACTTGCACGTAAGTTAGGTTTAATTGATCAATCACCTAAAATAGATATCTATAATCATCCGCAAGTGATTGACATGGCAGACTATCATCATAAGTTACATGCGTCAGCTGCGTTTTATCGTTCAGGATTTAAAACTGCTGCGGCAGTAATTGTTGACGGTGCAGGTACATTCCTTAGTACTGATATGGGCATGGGTCCAACAATTATATATGAATTAGAATCGCTGTTTAAATGTTCTTACCCAAATAATTTTACCACAATATATAAGCACCTCGGCGGTAATGGACCATTTAAGAGCTTTAAGACTGCTCAAATGGACAGTAGTAAATTTAATGAAGAAGGCAGTAGTCACGAGTGTATTATTGATGACGCAGCTGGAATTGTAAAAGCATATGAAGCAGTTACAGTATACTGCGGATTCCAAGCCATTGAAGCAGGTAAAACTATGGGCCTTTCGCCATATGGTAAGCCTAATAGTAACATTCCGCCTATTTACGAAGATGCTGGTGGAGAATGGACAAGTGCAAATCGTGCATTAGTAATTCCTACATATCCAAATGGCGCACAGATAAACGAACATAAATTTGCAGAACTAGCACCTACTCCAGGGTTATACGAAGGCAATGATGTTTATAAAACATTTCCAGATTTGCAGAATAGACGTGATCTAGCATATGCAGTACAGAAGGAAAGCCAAGAAGAAGTTCTTAAATTAATTTATAAAGCCGTCGAAATGACTGGTGAAAAGAACGTAGTTGTAAGTGGCGGATATGGTCTTAATTGTGTTGCAAACTATTATTATTTAGAAAAGCTACAAAAGGACGGTATAAACTTGTATGTAGAACCTATTAGTTCTGATGCTGGTACTGCTATTGGCGCAGCATATCTTGCACATTACAGTATTACTGGTGACGAAACTGTTCGTCCATTTGCTGAAAGTTTATATTTAGGATTACCTACTAC